CTTTTATTAACCATTATCACTCTCCAAGTTTGCAAAGGTTATCTTATCCTGTCTACCTCTTAGTCCTGCCTTCATATAAGAAGTTGCACGACCTTCAAAGAAGTTCTGATGTTCAACACCCATAACTTCATCCAACCAACCTAGAGGATTCTCACGTTGGTCATAGTTTGTTTTAAGACCAAGCTGTAGCAATCTTCTATCAGCTATGTATCTATTGTAAGCATACATATCTTTCTTTGTAAGACCTTCAAGGTCTCCCATATCAAACACTAGGTCTAAGAACTTATCTTCTAGTGTTACCATCTGTCTACAAATCTCGTAGAGTTCTGCTTTAAAATCATCTGTCCAGATATCTAAATTCTCTTGGATAAATTCTCTAAAGAGTTTAGTCATAGCTTCAACGTGCATAGACTCATCCCGTATAGAGTAAGTAACTATCTGTCCCATACCTTTCATCTTGCCGAACCTTGGAAAGTTTAACAAGATTGCAAAGCTACTAAACAATTGTAGTCCTTCTGTAAAAGCTGAATAGACTGCTAAAGTTTTTGCAATACTCTTCTTATCTTTCTTGATGGTCTTGATGTTATGAACGTACTCGTGTTTGTCAGCCATTTCTTCGTACTCTGAAAAAGCTTTGTACTCTATCTCAGGCATACCCACTGTATCAAGTAACAAGCTGTAAGCATGTTGATGAATAGACTCCATGTTAGCAAACGACCCCATCATCATTCTAGCTTCAGGCTTTCTAAAGATACGCATGTATCTATCAACGTAACCTGCACCAACATCTACATCTGATTGAGTAAACAATCTAAAGATTTGTGTTAGTAAGTTCTTTTCTTTTGAATCTAACTCTTGCCAATCTTTTACATCGGTGTGTAAAGGTACTGACTCCGGCATCCAGTGCATTTGGTTTTGTAAGACATAGTAGTCAAACATCCAAGGATTATCGAATGGTTTGTAGTAATCTCTTGTATCTAATAAGCTCATCTGTTCTCCTTGTTAAATCTTTTAACTAAATATTTAAAATTTTCAATTACATATCCTGCGTAATCTTTTGTTTTTGCGAATGGATTATTATTTTCATCACAATAATCTAACCACATCCTACTTGTAAAGCCTGAAAACTTTTGGCTAAACACCTTGTCAAATTCTGATTGTTTCATATTAATCCTTTGGTAAATAAACTATAACAGCCGAGTTACATTTAGGGCAACTTAAATTAGTTTCCATAATGTACTCATCGTTCTCATCTTCTATGTCGTGATCTCCACCCCATATTAATTGTGTTCCACAGTGCCAACAATCCATATCAACCCTCACAAGCTATACACTCAGCATCATCTAGTTTAATACGCTGAACTTTAATGTTTACATTTTCTGCATTTCTAGCAGCATTAGTTCTAAAGTAATACAAAGACTTTAGTTTGTTCATACCATACCAGTGTACATCATTAACGTACTGCATGTACTCATCGTGTACTTCCTGTGGCTCTGTAGCTTTAGGAAGTGTAAAGAATAAATTAACTGACTGTGCTTGACAAATAAACTCTTGTCGTTTAGATGCATGTTCTATAATCCATATCTGGTCTATCTCATTAGCAGTTTTAAATACGTCTTTCTCTTCATCAGTTAATATATCAAGATGTTGTACTGAACCTTCGTTACCTGCAATGTCTTTCCACAATGCAGTCAACTCATCTTTCTTTAAACCTTTATCTTGTAGTATCTCTTCTAAGTATTTGTTTTTAACTTGGAACGAACCTGAGAGAGTCTTGTGCGTATAAACGTTAGCACGATATGGCTCAATCGAAGGAGACGTACCACCACATATGATACTAGAACTAGCGTTAGGAGCAACAGCGAGTAGATGAGCATTCCTCCTGCCACTACCACTGACATCAGGAGCTTCTCCCCTTTCATCCGCAAGTTTTTCAGAAGCTCTGAGTGATTGTGTCTTAATGTATTTAAATGCTTTGTAATTAAAGCCCGTAGCGAAGATACCTTCAAATGGAATGTTGCGTGATTGGAGATACGAATGGAATCCCATCGCACCAAGACCCAACGACCTTTCTCGATAAGCCGAGTAGGCAGACTTAAGAAACCCGTCTTTGCCCGGCTTAATATGTTTTTGAAACCTTTTAAAGTTTGCATTGTACTCTCCCAAGTTATCTGTGTCGACAGCGTTATCAATATAATGTTGAAGAACGTTGTCAAGCATGGTAATTAAATCTTCAATGAACATTGGATTCTCACTCCACTCATCAAAGTATTCTAAGTTTACTGAAGACAAACAACAAACTGCTGTTCGTTCTTCGTTAGTAGGTAAAGTAATCTCAGAACAAAGATTGCTCTGTTTGATTTCTAATCCTAAATCTTTTTGTTGTTTAGGTAAAGCTTCGTTACATCTATCAATGTTAATCATATAAGGCTCACCTGTCTCGGCTCTAGCATTAATTATTTGCCACCATAAGTCTCGAGCATTAACAATCTTTGTAGGCTCGTTAGTCTTAGGGTCAATCAATCTAAAGTCTGCATCTTCTTCAACAGCTTTCAAAAACTCATTGGTAATGTTAATACCGTTATGAAGATTAAGATTTTTACGATTGATATCACCACCGGATTCTTTACGCATGTTAATAAACTCTTCAATCTCTGGATGAGATATATCCATGTATGCAGCATAAGAACCACGTCTTGTGGTGCCTTGATTGAAAGCTAACATCTGGGAATCAACTACATGGATGAAAGGAATTGAACCAGTAGACTTACTACCGTGAGTAGTAGAAATACCGTTACTCCTAATATCTCCCCAATATCCACCAATACCTCCACCCGAACTTGCCAACCAAATATTCTCGTCATAATGATCTGATAGACCAGTCCTGCTATCAGGTACATAATTGAGGAAACAGCTAATAGGAAGACCACGACTGGTTCCCCCGTTACTAAGTATAGGAGTGCTAAACATAAACCAACAAGAGGAACTGTAGTGATAAAGTCTCTGAGCCAATTCAAAATCTGTGTTCCCTTTGTAGGTGGCTGCGAAGACTGATGCTCTGGCAAATGCTTCTTGTGCATGTGTTTCGTTCTCCCATAAGTATCTATCCTTAAGTGTATCAAGGCTGAACTTATCTAAATTTTTTTCGTTACTATAATTTATTTTTATACCAAGGTATTCCTTGATACCGACTTTATCATCTACCATTATGAGTTCTCTGTATCGTGTACGTTAAGCATTATTATACCATAATGTAGTATTTTTAGCAAGTCTTTTCTATTTTTTCCTTCTTTATTTCCGTATCGTTTTGCATACTTCATAATGTTACCAAGAGTAAACCCTTCACCATGTCCAGAATCAATGATGATATCTGTTGCTTGATACTTATCAGAAGCATAATGCTCTCCATATGTACCATCAATATACTCTTTGAGTTCTTGTATTAATTGTCCTTCATTAAATTTATAGTTCATCATTTCTCCAATCATCAGGTAAAGTATCTTCACTGTACCATCTAAAGTTATTTGTTTCAGCCCACTCAGCATGGGTACGTTTTGTTCCATCCCTTCGTACCTTTGCTCCCGGCATAGGAGAGAAAGGCTTTTGAAATAAGAAGACTAACTCAATATCTTTTGGTAGTGCTTCTCTAATATGTAGGTACTTACTATACTCTGCATAGTCCCAGAACCTACCTTTAGCTTCTAGTAATATTGTTTTACCATCTATTTTTTTTACAAAGTCTGGTTCGTATTTATGTTTAACAACATACTTGATAACATCCCAATGATGTTTCCAATCCTTGAGAATAGTTTGGTGCATATCAAATTCCCATGCACTGTCATATCCTTTGGGTACGTTAATCTTTTTAGGTCTAGGTTTTCTAGGTACTCTTCTAGGCATTAAGGTCTCCAAGCGTTAGCTGTGGATTACGTTTAACCTGTTTGTAAAACCATCGTAAACTATATGCACTAAGAAGAAATCTATTGTTAGCAAAGATGTGTGTTTGTTCTGGCAAGAACTCATTCAGATTATTTCTGTGTATCTTAGATGTATCTTCTCCATCTGGAACCATAGTTCTTAACCACTCTATGAGTAAGTCTTCTGCTTTACGTCTTAATTGTTTTGATCTTCTTCCACTCATATCTGTGTTACCTCTATAACTTTAGGTGGCTTGGGTGTTTGAGTTAAGTATTTTAACCCATTAGAATATTTAAATACTCTTAAACCTTTACCTTCATTAGAATCTTTATGACATTCAAACTTGTGTCTGCAATACACACACTCTCTCGGTAGCTGCATGTTCCCAGACTTACCATCTGGAACAGGACTGTAACATAGTTCTGGTGGTGTTGCTAACTTAACAGCTTTCTTTATAGCTGTAATCTTTTTCTTGATGTTAGGCTTGTCAAAGTTATCAGGTCTGTACAAAGCTAACTCACCAGACTCTTTATTAAGAGCAAGAAAACCACCTTTGTCTGTGCCCTGTGCTTGTTCATACCCTGCAAGTTGAGCCATATAACCAAACATATCGTTCTCTGCTAGAGTACCATCCTTGAATTTTTTAAAAGCAAATCCGGAAGCTGTCTTAATATCAACAACCTCTCCATCGATAACACAATCCATGTGTCCTTTGATTCCAGATACCTTGATCTCTTTTTGTTCATCAGTAACTGTATGTCCAGATAGCTTGATAAGAAATATAACTATCTCTTCAAGTAAATGTCCATATAAAAACTTAATAAATAAAGAAGGTGGCATCCTTTCTGGAGTACTTTCTGACTTCATATCAAACCATAACTGTCGTGACTTCCTACCTATGTTAGACATACGTAAGGTTGCATCACCTCTTGGTTCAGGGTGAGACCATTTGTAAAGTATCTCTTTCATAGACTCACCAAACTGATCGATAGTCTCTGGGTCTAGATCAATATGCTCACCATCAGCAAGGACACCTATCTTATTATATATATCTTCGACTAATGTGTCAAGGGTTTTGGTTTTATTTGTCATACTTTATTCCTTTTTCATCATATAACTTTTTATAAAAGTTACCTACTTTTAGTATCTGATCTGGTGTTGCTTGATTTTTAATAGAGTTTGCCATGTGTGAAACCATAATAACATTTCCTTTTTCATATCCTTTGGTATTATCAATGCGATCTAAACTAGGAGAGTTATACCAGTCTTGTGCACCAATAATTAATTCTATTCCTAAAATTGGACAACGAGTAACTGCAATTTCTTTTATGTCTTCTTTTGTTAAAGAAACTTTTGCATTTTTCTTTGCTGATCTTTTGGTTGCATCTCTTAGTAAAATTCTTAAATGTTCTTTACCACCTATAACATGTCTTTCTTTATTAGCCATTCTTAATTGACAGGGTCTACATTCTGTTCTATACGATGGTGTTTTAGTATCTTTACGTAAATAAAAATCCGATAATGGTTTTTCTGCTTTACATATACGACATGTTCTTTTTTCAAATAGCTCTGGTTGTTTAGTGTGTTTCACTCCAGTTACCTCCTACCTTAAATTCGCCATCCATTGGACAGCGTAGATTAAAATGTTCACCTGCTTCTATAATAGATTCTACAGCCATCTGTCCTACCTTGTTTGCTCGACAAGATGATACTTCGATCTGCCATTCATCGTGAATGTTAGCTACAAACTTATGTGGTGTACCACCAAGATGAAGCCTACTAGATAAAATACATAAAGCTTTTTTCATAAGAATAGCACCAGCACCTTGAAGTAATGTGTTCAAAGCTGAGTGTTTGTTTCTTATGTACAACTTCCTACCATCTAATCCTTTGAGGTAATTTTTTGAAGCTGCTCTGTCAACTCGTTCCTTAAGAGACTTGTATGTTGGGAGACTACTAAGAAAGCGTTCTCGCAA